CTCCCGCCATGCCAGGTGAGCATGAGCGTCACGCTGGCGACGAGGCCGACGACCGCGAGCAGGAACTTGACCCTGCGCAGCGGATAGTTCGGCCGTTTCGCCTCGCGTTCCTTCCGGTCCTCGATACGGAAATCGTTGTCGGTCATCTGGTGCCTCCCGTTTCGTTGTGGAGTTGGTAGTCGAATGTCTCAAGCTCGCCCGCGGTGATGGATGCGAGCGTGCAGGCGCCGTCGGGCAGGAGTTCCACGAGTTGGGCCCCGCCTTTCGGACTGATACGAACCGCATATCCGCTCATGCCGAGCATGACGATGCTCGCCTTCGGCGGTACGGGTGGCGTCAGCAACGTTTTCGCATCGATTCTCCTGAGTGTCATCACAGCTCCTTGTTGATCGTGTCGATGATGAGGTCCACGATTCCGGTGACGTCGAGGTCGACGTAGCCGACGATGTGGCCGAGCGGACGTCTCGCTTCGATTTCGTCCCATAAGTCGCCACAGGCCGGCATGATGGCGTCGCCATGGTCGTCGAATTCGTCGAACACGGCCCTCACGCACGCCTTGCGAATGTCGTTCATGCAATGCTCCTTGTGCAATTCGTCTCGCCTTCCTCAAGCCATTCGGCCACGGCCGTTTCCGGATAAAGGATCATCCGCCCGTGCTTCACGAACCGAGGACCCTGTCCGCGGAAACGCAACTGGGCCAGATACCCCTGCCGCGTCCGAATCTCCTCCGGCGTCTCGGCGCCGAAAAGCCTCGCCACCTGCGTGGTGGTCATCATCTGCTGCAAGACCATCACGCACCCGCTTCCAACGTCGGCTGGAGGCAGTACCGGTCGATGAAATAGCGCTGCCCCTTGCCCGTGACCTTCGGAGTGCGGCTGACCGTGGTGTGACCATCCGCATGGGTGACGGTGGTCTCCTTGATGCGGAACAGGCCGAGGTCCATCGCACGCTGTGTCGGCACGTTGCGATTCGAACCGGACTTGCCGAGATACCCGTCGTCGCGCAGGATCCGGAACAACCGGTTCTGACCGACCTTGAGACCGTTCTGCCGGAGCATCTTCGCCAACTCGCCGACCAGGCACGTGCCGTCGGATGCGGCAACGGCGTCAGCGAACCGGGCCTTCGGCTCCAACACCTTGATCTGTGCGTCCTTGGCCTGAAGCTGCTGGTTCTTGCGTTCGATGGTCTTCTGCGCGACGAGCACGGCCCTGGCCATGATGTCCTCATCCGAATCCGACTCGGACGTCGGGATGTAGCCGCCGGTCCTGCGAATCTGTGGAAGCACCTCATGCGTGACCCAACGTTGGAAACGTTTCACGAACGCCTTCGCTTCCGGATTTTTGACATAGGCGGCTTCGCGATTGAGAATTGCACGATAAAGACCAGACTCAGTAAGAACCGTCATTTTCTGCAATCCGCCAAGGGTAGGCACTTGGTGCATACCCTTCTCGTCACTGTCGAGATTTCGCGCCATGTCTTTCGCATTTCCATAACCCAGCAGCTTGGCAATGTCCGATGCAACGAACATCACTTCGTCGCCATCGGCGAGCGTCCTGAAACTGTTGCCTTCGAATTCGAAAGGCTGGATTTCGTTGTCCACTGGATTCTCCTTCCTGTTCATGCTTTTATGAGTGTTGCCTCTGAATCTTTTTCTTCGGAATTTGCTGCGATAAAAATGTCAAGACCATCCCTCCATCTCAGTGCTGGAGCAATCTTGTCGAGGACTCGAATCGGCCATTCACGCTGATTGCGCATATACCGATTCATGACAACGCGATTGATTCCAACTGCATCAGCGACGTCGGATTGGGTGATTCCAAGTCGAGCCATCCTGACCTTGATTGCCTGCGTCACATATTCATTGCTGGTCACATCACCTCCATTCCCCGAATATTCGGGATTCCTTTCGATGTTTACCGGATATTCGGTGAACATGCTTACAATGTACTCCCGAATATTCGGTATGGCAACTTCAACACGCCGAACGGTGAAAAGATGTAACTTCCCGAAAATTCGAATACAGTCATCAGTATGGATAGCAGCACTACACGCACCGACATGGTGATTTGCAAATACATCAGCCAGGCAATGGAAGCCAAAGGAATAACCCAAGCCGACCTCTCCAAGGCACTTGAGGGACGTTCCAAAGGATATGTCAGCGACCGAGTACTCGGTAAGCGTAGCTGGGCAATCAGTGAGCTTGACCGCCTCGCACCACTGTTCGGCCTTCCCGATGCGCTTTCGTTGGTAGCTGCAGCATGCGGATCGATTTCATCTCAAGCCGTCAGCGAGCGCGAATCCCGAATCACCGATGATCTCATCGAACCGAGATTCGAGGATCTGCCACCACAGGAACTTGCCGCCAGCAGGGACATGAACCGTGACATGGAGTCCGAGACTCCGGATGAGTGATAGCCACAAATATTACGAAAACATTCAAGCGAAAGGATAAATCATGGCAGCAAAAAAGGAAATACAGGACTCCTTTAGCGTCAAGGGAATTGACGTCAGGGTTATTTCAAAAGGTGACGATAATGATTACATCAGCCTGACAGATCTCGCAAAGTACAAAAGCGAGGATCCTTCAGACGCCATTAAAAACTGGATGAGAAACAGAAACACCATCGAGTTCCTCGGAGTCTGGGAAACGTTGAACAACCCTGATTTTAAACCCGTCGAATTCGACGGGTTTAAAAAGGAAGCCGGTCTTAACTCATTCATCATGACGCCGACGAAATGGATCAAGTCAACAAATGCAGTAGGAATCCGGACAAAGCGTGGACGCTACGGCAGCGGTACCTTCGCGCATGTCGACATCGCATTGGACTTCGCGACATGGATCAGTCCGGAGTTCAGACTCTACGTGTTCCAGGAATACCGACGTCTTAAATCAGACGAATCCAGTCGCATCAACCTCGACTGGAACGAGAAGAGACTGTTCGCAGCGATCAACTATCGCCTACACACTGACGCAGTCAAAGACACCATGCCGCCTCAACTAGGCAAAAACGATCGAAGATTGCGTTACGCGCAGGAAGGTGACATACTCAACTTGGCCGTATTCGGTATGACGGCTAAGCAATGGCGCGACGCGCATCCGGGCGAGGGCAACCTCAGAGATAATGCAAGCCTTGCCCAGAACCTCGTACTCTCCAATCTTGAAAGCATGAACGCCATCATGCTGCGCAAAGGAATAAGTCAAAGAGAACGTCTTCTTGAGCTGAATGAAATCGCCAGACAACAGATGGCCAGCCTTACAAACAATCCGACGGTTAAACGACTCGGAGACGGTAATGAGAGCAAACAGAACGAGAACTGACTCGGCACATTAACCTGCACCGCACAAAGGAGGTCACGGCAAACGGGTAGTCTGAGCATCGACAGTACCCAGCACGCGAGCGCCTTCGGCGCGGCGAACCAGGCTGGGTCGTTTCATATCACTGGCGAATGCAGTCCGGATGCTTTCCTTGACCGCGCCGGGAAGGAGCATATCCGCGTCATCGAACAACCATTGCCGGACGGACTGTGCGGCGCATGGCACGAGGCGAGCCGCACCATATTCCTCCACGACCGGCTCAACCAGCGCCAGCGCCGCTGCACCCTCTGCCATGAGCTCATCCATGCGAAACACCACGACCCAGGATGCGGCACACGGTATGGGGCCAAGTGCGAGCGCCGTTGCCGCAGGGAGACCGCGCTGACATTGATCAGTCCCGTGGACTATGGGATGGTGGAGCAGGTGTACGAGGGCAATACGTGGATGATGGCCGTGGAATTAGGTGTCACCATCCAAGTACTGTCAGATTATCGGCAGCTGCTATACGATTCCGGCGTGTGTATGCAGTGAATACCACCAAGCGATTGTTCATGGGGGTACGATGGAGTGACCGGCATGGTCGCCAGAGAAGAAAAGAGAATCCAATGACCAACAACAATCCAAATCCGCAGCAGTTCCAGCCGCAACCGGTTCCACAACAGCAGCCGGCGCAACAACCGCCATTCGCGCAACAGCCGCATTTCCAGCAGCCGCAGCAGCCGATGATGCAGCAGCCCTACCGG